TCGGTGTAGGGCACGGCGGCGATCGGCGGGTAGATGCGATGGCAGCCGTACAGGCGCGGCACCGGGCCGTAGGGCGCGGCCTTGTTCGAGGTGCCGGTGAGCTGGAAGGTCGGCGCGTCGCGCGCGCCGGTGGAGCCGAGGCGCTGCGATTGCGGACGGGAAAGCGCGGAACTGGCGAGGAAGAGCGCGCCTTTGACGAGCATCTGCCCGACCGAGAACGACTGGCCGAGGATGGAGATCGTCGGCCCGAACGCCGGCACGAAGAAGCTGGCGATGGAGAGCAGCGCACCGAGGCCGCTCTTGCCGCCCTTCTCCGGCACGCGGCGCAGGATGACCTCGACGCCGGGCTTGGGCTTGAGCCACTTCCAGGCGGCGCGCGGCACGGCCACGCCGCCGACCAGAGCCAGGGCGTGGGCATCGGCCAGGTCCTGGTCGGCGGCGAGCGCCTCCAAAGTCTGGCCGAAGGGGGCCTCGACCACCTCGCGCGACTGGCTGAAGGGGTGACGAAGGACAATGAGGCGGATGGGCGGCGGGCGCAGGTCAGCCATGACGGTATGCCCCCTCCAGGCGCGGCAGCCAGCGCGGGCCGCGCCAGCGTTCGATGCAGGCATTGATGCCATCGTGGATGTGCAGCATGCGGCCGGCGCCGATGTCGAGGCCGACGTGGGCCAGGTGGCCGCCGATGCGGAACAGCAGGATGTCGCCGGGGCGTGCGGCGGCGGGATCGTGGCGGACGAAGGCGCCGGCGCAGGCGCGCAGGTGGCCTGCGGTGCGCGGATTGGGCTCGATGTCGTCGTAACCTTCGGCCCACACCGGCAGGGCGACGCCGAAGCGCTCCTGCATCACCAGGCGCACCAGGCCCCAACAATCGAGTCCGGCGCGCGTGCGGCCCTTGGCAAGGAAGGGCAGCCCGATATAATCGGTCACCCACTCGACGGAGACGCGATCATGCGACGCTTGTGCCCTGCCCTGTTCTGCGGCGTGCTTTTGGCCGGCTGCATGCCCGCCAAGTACAACAACGCCACCTTCGATCCGACCGAGCGGAACGGCTACCGCTACCACTCCGCCCTGGTCGAGCAGCCCGGCGGCGTGTTCGACGTGCTGGTCATGGCCGGCGCCGGCATCCGCTGGATCGACGAGCTGGAGATCCGCGACGATTTCATGGCCATCGGCAAGGCACGCGCCGCCCGCCACTGCGGCGGGCGCGAGGCCGAACTGCTTGATGCCGCCAAGCCCTCCCCCGATGCCGCCAGCCTCGACATGCGTTTCCGCTGCAAGTAGCGCGCTCATCCGAACAGCCCGGGGTGTGAGGTCGGCACGAAGCTGCCGCCGGGGAAACCCTCGTTGAGGATGTCTTCGAAGGCCAGGTCGCCTTCCACCGTCACCACGTCGTAAGCGGCGTTCTTCAGCGTGAAGGTGAAGGGGCCGGCCTCGATGGTGTCCGGCGAGCTGGCCAGCACCACCTTCAGCTCGACGGTCGGCGCGCTGCTGATCGAGCGCAGCGCGATGACGATCGAGCGGTCGATGGCGTCGATGACCAGGCGCGTGGTGGCGAGCTGGTCGTCGCGCTCGAAGGGCAGCGCGATGGCGAACGGCCACGGGTTGTAAGGCTGCCCGCCGTGGGTCGTGACGACGCCGTCCGAGGTGACGCGGATCGGCGCGGCGAGCTCAGCGTGCGAGATCGTCAGCAGCATGAGGAAGGCCTCGCCCGTCTGCGCGGCGTAGATGGCGGCGTGGGCGGTGGAGGAGATGGTCCTCACGGCAGCACCTCAAGCTGGCAGGTGACGCGCCACCATTTGCCGCTCGGCGAGCCGAACGTCGGCGGCGCGAGAAAGCGCAGCGAGGCGGCGGCGCCGGTGCGCGGCAGGATCCAGTCGAAGGCCAGCGCGCCGCCGGCCAGCGTGTCCTCGTAGAACGTCTGCAGCGTCGCGCACTGCGCTTTCGTGAACAGGAAGGAGGCGGTGAGCGGACGCACGGCCGCCGTGGTGCGGCGCCTGACTTTAGCCGGGCCGGCGTCCATTTGCGTGCGGGCGAGCGTATCGGGCAGCGTGTCGGCGTAGTCGGCCGCCAGCGGCAGCGGCGGCAGGGAAGAAGGCCAGTTAGCCACGCAGCACCCCCACCCGGCCGGCGCCGAAGTTCTGCCGCATGGCGCCATCCAGCGCGCCACCGCCGAGCAGCGCGGTGACGGTGTCCTGAACCAGCACCATGAGCTCGCGCTTGCCATCGACCAGCGATTCGCGCGCGGTGACCTTCGCCTGTGTCTGGTTGATGATGGTCACCGTGACGCCGCCGCCGCTCGCCGCGACGCCCAGTTTGCCGTCGCTGCCGCGCTTGAGCGGCATGATCGCTTCGGCGCCCGCCTCGCCGAAGATCCCGGCGCCGCGCGCGAAGGCGAACAGACGCGGGGTGTCGTATACCTGGCCGGAGTAGGCCGACAGGCTGGGGCTCTTGTACACGCCGCCGGCGGCGTTCTTGCTGAACAGCTTGCTGAAATCGAGGTCGGAAAACCATTTGCCCAGAGGCTCGGTGAAGCTCTTGCGCAGGAAGATGCGGGCAACGTCCTGCGCGAGGCCTTTCAGCACGACGGAAACCTTTTCGCCGGAAATGACGGCGTCTTCGAAGGCGCTGGTGAAGGTCAGGCCGAGCTCTTCGGCCAGAGACTTGGTCTGCTTGAGGCCGTCGTCGAGCGTGCCGAGCCGGGTGCGGGCGGCTTCGCTGAAGCCCTCGGCGCTGAGCTTGCCCTGCTCGAAGGCCTCCGCCAGCAGGATCATGTCGGCGCGCGCTTCCTCGATCTTCGCCGTCGGCGTGGCGGCAAGCAGCTCGGCCAGGCGCTCGGCGCTTTTGCCGGTCTCGGCGTGCCGGCCGGTCAGCTTGTCGAGTGCAGACGCATAGACATCCGCATCGAGACCGGCGTCGAAGAACAATTTGTCTAGCCGCTCGATCGTCAGGGCGAATTCCTGCGCCTTGGCCAGGTCGGAATCGTTGATCGCGCCGCCGACGCGCTGGGCGAGGCGCGATTCGAGGTCGTCGACGGAGCGGTCGGTGGTTTTTTTGTCCTTGCCCGCCTTGCTGGTGTAGCCGGACAGGCTGCTGAGCTTGGAGGCTGCCGGCGCGGGCAGCTGCGCCTGGCTGCTGAACAGCGGGCGCATGACGATCTCGTCGAGGTCATCGGCCGCCAGCTTGCGGATGGCGTCGAACTCCGCCAGCATCCGCTTGGCGTCTGCCGGGCTCTCGGCGAAGGGCAGCCTGATCAGCGCGGCGCCGTGCGCCAGCACGGCCAGGGCCTTGCCGGCAACCTCGGCCAGGCGCACCAGGCCCTGGATGCCGTCGCCAACCCTGGAGATCGCCGGCAGCAACTCGACGGCGAAGGCGCGCGCGTTCTCCGTGGCAACGGAGCCGACCCGGTTGAAGGCTTTCTGGAATTTCTCCGCGGCTGCGGCCTGCTCGGCGGTCAGCGTGGCATTGATCTCGCCTGCCTCCGCCAGATCCTTGAGATACGGCAAGGCCTGGGCGCCGCTCTTGCCCAGCAGGTCCAGGGCGATGGCGGTCTTGCCGGCGCCGTCCTCGTATTTCGCCAGCGCCTCGGCGACCTTCTGCAGCGCGGCGCCGGTGTCCAGCCCTTTCAGCTCATCGACGCTGAGGCCGATGGCCTTGAGCGCCTTGTCGGCACCCTTCGATTCCTCGTCGGTCGAGTGCAGGGCCTTGGCCAGGCGCACCAGGGACATCTCGACGGTATCCAGGCTGGTGCCGGATACCTTGGCTACCCGCTCGAGCTTCGACAGCTGCTCGACACTGGCGCCGGTTTTTTCCGCCATGTCGTCGAGGGCGGCGGCGGAATCGATCAGGCGATCGAAGCCGGCGACGATGGCGCCGAACGACAGGCCAGCGCCGATCCCCTTGAAGGCACCAGTGAGCTTGTTGGCCGAGCGCTCGACGATGTGCGTCGCGCGGCCCATGTCCGCCTCGAACTTGGCGAGCTTGGCGACGAGGTCGACGGTCAGCGTGGCGATGGCCATGTCAGTCTTCCGGTGGTGTGTGGAGCTTGATGACGGAGAGCCGCAACATCAGGCCTTCGATGTCTTCGATGCCGAGCCAGGCGGCGATCAGGTGCACGCCGTCCCAATCGAGGCCACCCATGCCGTTGCCGAGCAGGTTGGCGGCACGGATGGCCAGACGGTCGGCGGACTCGGCCCGCGGCGGGTCGATGCCTTCCGTCTCGACGCCCGCCGCGGCATCGAGACAGGCGATCAGTTTCCCGAGACGGCCTCGGCGGCGGTTTCGTGCTGCAGGATGGCGTCGAGCAGGGCCTGCGCGATGGGGCCGACCCAGTCGCGCCGGTCTTCGATCACGGACGCCCACAGGGCCGGGTCGAAATCCACCGGGTCGGACGCGCCGGAGACGATCAGGTCGGCTTCGGTGACACCCTCCCAGCCGGTGACGTAGCGCTTGACTTCATCCAGACCGATGCGCAGGCCGCTCGGCTTGCCGGCCGCGTCGCGCACGACGAGGTCGGCCAGCTGCGCTTCGGCCGGGCGGCGGATGCGCACGCGCTTGCCGTCCGGCAGGTCGACCCAGCTTTCGCGCTGGGCGAGGAGCTTCTTGATGAGGACGTCCGGCGTCATGACTTACACCGCCGGCAGACGGACGATCTGGCCCTTGATCGTGACGCTGATCGCGCCGGTGCCGATCTGGCCCTGCTGCACGTCTTCGCCGGGCAGCGAGGGCTGGCCGCGGAAGACGCGCTGCGCGCCGTCCGACAGGGTGATGCGAAAGACCAGGAGGCTCTGGTTCAGCGCGGCATCGGTGATCAATCCAAGGGCCTCGTCGTCGACCGTTTCCAGCTTGAGGCCGAAATTGACGGTCTGCGCGGCGAGCAGGCCGTTCTCTTCCTGCTTGAGGACGTTGAGCAGGACGGTGTTGTCGAGCTTGTCGCCCTCGCCGCCGCCGATCGAATAGCTGCTCGACCGCGCCAGCGTCGACCAGGCGGTGATCGGGACGAACGTGCCGGCGGTGAAGGCCGGGTAGTTCGTCGTATTGATGTTCTCCAGCTGGAAGCTGTCGGTCACCGGAGAATTGACGCGCGCCGCCTGGCCATCCAGCTGGACCATGCCGGTGACGCCGTCAAGGTAGCCAACGGCGCCATCGGCCTGACCGTGCGCGGTGGAAGACGCCACGCCAGGATTGGCCTGGGTGACGGCGGTGACGGTTTTCGGCGTGCCTTCGGTCTTGCTGATCTCGACCCGAACATTGCGGCCGATAAGTGCGTTGCCCATGGTGAGCTCCTAAAAAAAAGCCCCGCACGATGGCGGGGCCGGGTTGAAAACTTTTCCTGTCAGGTCCAGAAGTCGACTTCCAGCGTCGATGAATACGCCCCCACTTCGGGGTCGTAGGCGTCCTGCGGGCCGGCCGGCGTCAGGTCCAGGCCAGCCAGCACCGCCTTCACCGCTGCGGCGACGGCGTCCGCGCTCGCGCGCGTCGCGCCCCAGCAGCCGATGGTGAACGCCGTGCGCTCGGCAAGCACGCTGCTGTCGAGGCCGTATTCCGGAAAGGCTTGCGCGGTATAGACGACCGCCGGCAGCGCCACGCCCTGCGGTACGGCGTCCGGATAGATGCGCTCCTCCACCAGCGCCGCCAACGCGGCATCGGCATTCAGCGCGTCGTAAAGCTCGCTTTTCGCGCTCATGTGTCTTTCCGGTTGAGTTTCTGGATCTGCGGCACGACTTCCCGCAGGAAGGTGGCGATGGCAGCGTCGCCCTTGCTTTTCGCGGCCGGCGCCAGGAAGGGACGCCCCGCCATTTTCTTCGTGCCGAACTCCACGAAACGCCAATAGAACGGATCGTGCGGGTTCTTCGCGCCGGCCTTTCCGTAGCGCCGCGCATCGGCCCCGCCGCGCAACGGCTTGACCCCGACGAACACGCCAACATCACCCGCCTGGCGGGCGAACTTCGACGCGCGCACGGCGATGCGCTTGCGCACCGTGCCCGGCGTGCGGCCGGACTTTGCCACTTTCAAGACCGGCGCCAAGGTTTTTGCCTCGCTCGATATCGCACGCGCCGCCTTGCGCAGGGCGCCCAGCAACACGCGCTTTCGCAACTTCTCCGGCAGGCCGCGTAGGGCGGCTTTCAGCTCGTCGACGCCAGCGAGCCTTACTTCAAAATCATCGGCCATCGCGCACTCCGTGCACCGCCAGGATCTCGGTCGTTTCGCGCCGCGCCGCCACGTCGATCAACGACACGATGTCGTAGGGCTCGCTGTTCCACACAACGCGCCAGTTGGCGGCCTGCACGTCGGCACGGTAGCGCAGGCGAAAGCGCACGTCGGCGGCGTACTGTGTTTGCTGGGCCTGGAAGAACTCCCGGCCGCGCAGCGGCCAGGCTTCGGCCCACACCGTCGCCACATCCGGCCACGTGACGACCTCCTCGCCGATGGCGTTGCGCGTTACGCTCTTCTGCTGCAGGGTGACGCGCTGGTTGAGGCTGCCGGCGGCGATCATGCGAACAAGTACACCCGGTAGCGGTCGAGCAAGCTGTCGACGTAGGGCGTCTTTTCGAGCCGCGTCGCGCTGGCCGCTTCGCGGCTGCCGTACCAGTGCGCCGCCTGCAGCAGGATCCACTGGCGAAGGACTTCCGGCACGTCGGTGCCGGCGTCGCCGAATCCGGCGAGGTATTGCACGCGCACGGCGTTCGGCTCGGCGCGGGTGGCCGGCCAGGCCTTGCCATAAGCCGGCACCAGGTAAGCCGGCTCGCTGTGGTTATCCAGCGCGTATTCGGTGTCGGCCAGGGTCTGCAGGGTGCCGTCGGGGTCGACATACTTGACGCTCGCCACACTCTGCACCGACGGATACGGGAGGCGGAACCCTTCCGGGAAAACATCGAGCGCCAACTCCCAGGTCTGCGTGATCAGGGCGCGGCCGAGTTCGTGCTCGCAGGCCTCGCGCGCGGCCTTGATCAGCATGCCGATCAGGGTGTCGTCGTCGCTGATGCTGACGCGCAGGTGCGCTTTGGCCTCGATCAGCGTGACCGGCTCGGCGGCGGGCGGCGTGATGAGTTTCAGGCTCATGGTTCCCTCAGTGCAGTTGGCGCGGGCGCGATCCGCTCGCGCCGAAGGGGCGGTGCGTTGCAGACGTCTGCAGCGGGCGGCCGGCGGTCTGAACATTGACCGGACGGGCCGTCTCGGTGCGCCGCGACGGGGCGCCCGGGCCGGGCGGCGCGCTGCGACCGGCGCGCAGGGCGGCGGTGCTCGATGCAGCCACGATCGCGGCGCCGGCCAGCGGGATCTCGGTCGTCAGGCTGCCGGCGGCGAGGGCCTGCGCCAGGGCGGCGCCCTCGATGCGGATCTGCGCCGTCAGGCTGCCGGTGGCGATCGCCACGGCGCCGGCCTCGCCGGCGAGGCCGAACTCGGCCAGGAGCGTGGCGGATGCCGTGGCTTGGGCGACGGCGCCACCGACCAGCGGAATGCCCGTCGTCAAGGCACCAGCGGCATCGGCCTGGCCCTGGGCGTTGCCGTCCAGCGGGATGCCCGTTGTCAGCCCTGCAGCGGCAGCCACAGCCGCCAGTGCGGCGCCTGCGAGGCGGATCTGCGCAGTGAGTGCGCCGCCGGCGCTGGACACGGCCAAGGCGGCGCCATCGAGCGGGATCGGCGTGGTCAGCGCGCCGGTGGCGGAAGCCTGCGCCAGCGCGACGCCGGCGAGCCGGATCTGCGCCGTCAGCCCGGCCGTGGCGAGCGCCTGGGCCGAGGCCGCGCCCAGCAGCGGGATGCCCGTCGTGAGTCCGGCAGAAGTCAGTGCCTGGGATACGGCGGCGCCGACCAGGCGGATCTGCGCTGTGAGTGCGCCGGTGGCGGTGGCCTGGGCGCCAGCCGC